GAGCAGCTGTTATCTGCTACTATTAAATCTATAACGAGTGACATAACAAATAATAACTACGATTATTTGGTTTATAATTACTCTAAGTCTTCTTGGGATAGCATAACTAGTGCAACGAATATATATAACTATTTGAAGGATGGCGCTATAACAGGAGGTACATATGTTTTACTTAGTACAGTTAAAACTGGTAATATAAACGTAGATTTTGCAGGGCTTAATATAACGTGCTACAATTAGGAGAGATGACTCTCCTTTTTTGTTTTCTATGATATAATTATACATGAAGCTATATTATTGGTTGTAAACCAAGGAAGGAAGAACGCATGGCAACTCTAACAGATATATCAAAAATTGATAATGCGGTAAGACTGTATAAAGACGCTCAGAGCATGTACTTTGCCTTAGGAGGTTCTCGAACTGAGTGGCCTTCTAGTACCCCTCCCTTGCCTGTATCAAGTCAACAAGTAGTACCCGAACTTATAGGACTAAAAAAAGTTACTAAGGTTAGCATGGCTGTAAAAACAAGTGTAGCCTCAGGTACTAATATCGTCAGTTACGGAGGCACAAACTTTGAACTCGTTGGTCTTGCGGACGCCTATACTAAAAAGGCTACCTATGTTTATATTTCTAGTAGTATTGTAAGTGCTGACTTTGAAGAGCCTATATATAGGATAGTTGCATTAACATCAAACCCTACCTTTTCTACCGGGGTTATTGGTGATGCTGTTCCAGCAAAACTAGTAAAAAACCAAGGAAGATTGCAGGCAATTGATAATGTAACTGCTATTGACAGAAGCGCTATTGATATTAACGAATTTGTTATTATACAGGGATAATTATAGTAAAAAATGAAAGCAGGAATAAAATGGCAACAGTAGACCAAACGCAACCACCATACTACAACAATTTTGACCCGGCGGATAATTACACACAAGTAGCATTTAAGCCAGATAAACCATTACAACAAAGAGAATTAAATGAATTACAGTCTGAGTATAGTTACCGCTTAAAGGGTATCGGAGATGGAGTTTATAGAGAAGGAGCCGTCATATCTGGGCTGGACTTCTCTATCGGAACTGCAGCTTCAGGTGTTTTACCTATAAACTTACAAGCAGGTATGATTTATATTGCAGGACGTGTAATTGGAACCGAGGCTATTACGGTTAACATCCCTACAACAGGGGACGGTTACGTTTACGCTACCTATGTTGAGGAGATAGTTACCTCTACACAAGACCCATCTTTGAATGACCCTGTATCAACATCTATTGCTGGTGCTGATAGAATTAAATCAGGTATTTCATTAACATCTACTCCTGTAGATGACACAAGTGTTGTTGTTTACCATTTCCAAGATGGCTCATTATTTGTTGATATTGATACTCCTGTTTCTGATGATATTATGAAAACACTTGCACAAAGGACACAAGAAACAAACGGTTCTTATCGTGTTAGTGGTCTAGGACTTAGTGTTGATAAAACACAGACAACAAATTCAACCGTTTCCGTTCTAGTTGGAGATGGTATTGCCTATGTTCGTGGGTATCGTATTAAAAAGGTTGCATCTTCTCGTATTTCTTTGACCCCTTCAACAACTACACGTCAAGTAATTAACGAAACACAATCATATGACCCAAACCTAGGATATATAAAGCTATACTCTGCCCCAGTAGCAAACGTTGCGTCTGTAACAGCTCCTGTTTCTGTGACTGAGACGGTATCTCGTGGTTCTGGTTTAGCAGATACTTTTAAGCATACAAACGCGGTTGCAATTAAAAGTGTAACCTCCTCTAAGGGAACCGTGTACGGAACATTGGACAACCCAGCAACTACTGCCAATCCTGCAGATATTACACTAACAAATGGTAATCAAATTTCATGGCGAAGCGGTTCTAACGTTATCCCTACAACTGGAGCAACATACCAAGTAACCTATTACTATGTTAAAACTATGGTAGTTGGTACAGATTATTCTATTTCTTCTGATGTTGCAAGCAATTCAAGTAGTATCCCTTATACTAAGATAGTATTCTCCGGTATGGGAGGAGATAAACCAGTTACAGACGTGAGGGTAGCTACCGCGGTGTCTATCACATATAATTTCTACCTAGCACGCCGTGACTTAATTACCTTAGATGCTGTTGGTGCTTTCCATATTGTTTCTGGTCAGCCTGATACAATTGATAGTGTCACCATACCTACAACGTCTAATGATGACCTTTCCCTAAACATTGGTTGGGTTACTGTGTATCCAAATAGTAAATACGCAGAGACCAATGACTATACAGTAACAAATTTGACTTTTGCCCAGCTTCAGAAGCTTCAAGCACGAATCCAGACTCTTGAATATAACTTAGCTACTATGGGACAAGATATTGCTGCAGCTCAGGGACACGACCCACTATCACTTAGGGGGGTGTTCTCAGACGGGTTTAACTCATTAGAACGTGCTGACGTTGACATATTTGGCTCTATAGCTGATGACGGTACTGATACCCGCTGGAAGGAAAACGGAACGGTCGTTCCTATGGCTTCATGGTCATTTGATGATGCTTATATTACCTTACCTTATAAGAGTAGCAATATTATGGGTAACACGGTTAATACTGTATCTGCTGGTACAGCACCCTTTAATAACCCTATGCAGTGGACTGGAAGAATTATTACTGCCCCTTATCGTATAACGACAGAGCTATCACAAGGCTTATCAACAGGTGATATTTCTATTAACCCCTATATGGTATATCAAGTTCAGACAGGTACGCTAGCATTAAACCCTGCTGCTGATGTATGGCAAGATACAAATACCGTTGTTGTTAACAACAAAATTGTTAAAAACCTTAACATTGCACGTTATTGGCTTCATAATGGTAGTAACAAGAGTGCTGATGCAGAGTTTATTTATAACAACGCTAACAATATTAACTGGACTAACACCAACTCAGGGTGGGTAACAGGTAGTGATTGGTTCTCAGATGCTCCAGATAACCTTACAAAAGGAACTAAGGGACAAGGTACCGCGTATGGAACAACGGTTACCAATGGCGGTGAAAACACCACAATTACAGCTATACCTTACATGCGTCCTATAACTATCACCTTTACAGCTAAGGGACTACGCCGTAATGCTGATAATTTGTATGTTAAGTTTAATAATATCACGTTAGCTCCTACTCCAAAGTCTCCCTCTGTGGTTGGAAGTAAAGCAGGTACTATTAAGGCGGATGGGTTTGGTGTAGCCTCTGGTACCTTTAAAATACCTGCAGGACAACCAACTGGTACTGTTGACGTGTTTGTTATGAATGATACGGGAGACGGTTCATCAGCTAATACAACGTTTACTTCTTCAGGAACTACAAAAACTGTTGAAGAGATTATAAACACAACCTTCTATCAAGTTAAGATGACTGACCCTCTTGGAGAGTCATTCCAATTTGATGGTGACCGATTAGTAGCAGGTGCAAATCTATACTTCTCACAGATTGATACAACACCAACAGCCCCTTCAGTTATCGTACAAATAAGAACACTTTCCGATGGAGGAACTCCTACACAAGAAGTTATCGGGCAGTCTATACTGACACCAGATAAAATTAAGGTATCGAACAACGCCTCAGTAGCAACGAGTTTCTACTTTGATAACCCTGTGCAGTTAAACGCAGGAAGTAGCTATGCGCTGGTTGTTATCTCTAACTCACCTAACTATCGTGTATTCTACGCAAAGATGGGTGAGCGTCGATTAGATACTAATACCACGTTAACAACTAATCCATTTGAAGGCGTTATGTTCTCCTCTGCAAATGCCCAATCTTGGACTGTTCATCAAGACTCTGACTTAAAGTTTGATATTATGATAGCTACGTTCTCAGATGGTGCAAAGTCTACCGTACTATTTGACCCAGTTGACTTAAGGAATTCGGATGGCTCATACCCAGATGTAACAGTTTCTACTCTAGTATCTGCTTTAGCACCTACTACAACAGTTATTACATGGGAATACCGTGTTATTCTTCAGTCAGATTCTAATAGTACTAGTATTAATGATGGAACTCATCCATGGTATACTGTTGGTCAAACTGGAGAGCTTGACCCTGGTGCTCTTATCAGGGTGATTCAACTTAGAGCAACATTCCAATCAAGTAAGTATATTAGTCCAAGGTTGTCAACCGATGTTTTGAACATTAATGCTCTTGTATCTGGGACAAAGGGTACGTATGTTGGTAAAAACGTTGATATGGGGAACACTGCCGGATATAATACAGTAACGGTTTCCTACCAACAGTATCAACCTACTGGAACTACAGTTACCCCTAAGTTCTTACTATGGCATAGTAACGAGTCCATGCCTTCTTCATGGGAGACCTTGGATACTCTAAAAGCTAATCATTCCGCATCTGTTAACTCCACAGTAACATCCCCTAACGTAGCAGGTTATGCTACTGTTACTCATGTTATAACGCTACCGCAAACGTATACAGGCAGCATAGGATTTAATCTATACAAGCAACGAATTGATTTATCATCAACTACGCAGTTTGTTCGTCCTAATGTAAGAGCTTTGAAAGTTATCTTAACAGATGAATAAAAATGTAAGGCGCCTAGGGCGCTTTTTTTGTGTATAGAAGAAACTCTATGAAAATGTGTTATAATTATAAGAAGGAGACTAATTATGCCAGATGTTAAACAAACTTTAGACGGTGGTGCTACGATATTTAACCCAACACCAGTTGAAATATTAAAAAATAACCGTAATAAACAACTAAGAAGAGAACATGAGCAGCTACTTAAAGATGTTGCTGAACTTAAGAAGACTATACAGGTAACAAACGCCGCTAAAAATAAGTCAATTAGGCGTTCTAGAGGAGGATACTAATGGAATTTAATGATGAGTTGTTATCTGTTACTGATACACCTGTGTACAACCTAGTTTTAGCCTCTAGTGGAAGTTTAGGCTCACGTATTACTATTTCCTTTCAGTATGTTAAAGGTAATACTTTTGTAGTACGAGATGATGACCTTGTTTCTCTAGTATTTAAAAATAAAGATACTGGGGCGTTAGTAACACTGCCCTGTGAACGAGTTTATTATAATGCTGTTAGCTTTGAAATAACTAAAGAAATTTTAAAAAATACTAGCCCGTTTCTATTTGACGTGGTTATTTTAAGGTCGGACGGAACCCGTATTATATCAAATGATAATTCAGTTTCTGAGATTGTCGTAAAGTAGGTAAAAAGATGAATAATATAGTAGTTAAAACAACACAAGAAAACGATACATTTTACATAAAACGACATAACACTAGTCGTAGAATTGACGTTCAGTTGACAAGGGGGGGAGATGTAATTGTCGTATCAAAAGATAGTCTTCCCTCAGTAACCTTTAATCTCCATAATCAAGGAGGCACAGTTGATAATGTGATTTCAGTACCTGGGTTTCTATCTGATATATATGGAACAGCTTCACTAAGAATAACAGACGAAGCATATAAAGAGCTTGTACCAGGAACATACTATACCACCGTTGTTGGTAGGGTAAGTGATGGTAGCTTGCTACCCTTTGCAGGAAACTTTTATATTAAAATAATTGGGAGCCAATTGGAATAGTATGAAGCTAATCAGAGACAACAACTTTACAACCATTGATTTTGAAAACATGCCTAAAGACTATGTAGATAGCTTTGAAAAAAACTTAGGTCAGTTTACTGGGGTTAGACAAAGAGGATATGAAAAAACCCGTGAGTACAGAATGGGCTTGTGGGATGGATATACCCGGGTTTATGATGACAAAAATCATAGGATTGCCGATGGGCTATACCCTCAACTAGTCACCTTTATAAAACTAGCCCAAGAAAGGTCACCTCTAGTATCCTACTCTGTTGAGGACAACCGTGATGAACCTTTTATGGAAGTTGATGACATGTTTGAAAAGGAAACATTCATAAAAGATGGTAAAGAGCTTGAATTAACAGACTACCAAACAGAAGCTGTCACTAGTGCTATATACAATACAAGAGGGGTTATCGGCCTACCCGTCAACGGGGGTAAAACGGCGGTATCAATTGGTATTATAAATGAGCTACAGAGATTTCTAGACAAGGGAGAGACAGTAGCCTATTTTGTTCCTTCTGTTAGTATTTTTTCTCAGGCTATCTCTAGCTTTGAAGAAAACTTTGGTAAAAACAATGTTGGGTATATTGGAAACCAAAAACGAAAGTTATCAAAAATAAATGTAATAACCCTTAGCTCAATGGCTAGTGCTCTTAAAAATCCTATTGACTCAAAAGCTGTAACAGTTACAGGTAAAAAGAGAGTTTTACAGATATTTTCAACTGAAATATTTCCCTTCTTTTCTGAGCGTAAAAATGACCGTATGATACTCAGGAGTCTTATTGAAAACTATCCGGCAACAACTAAGTCTCGAGCTACTATTCTAGAGTGGCTTAAAAAAGCGTATGCTGAGCTATTAACAGATAATAAAGTCCGCCAATTTATAAACACAAAAAATGCAGAGTATGTTTCTTCTTTAGACCCTAACAAGAATATAAAGTACCAAAAGTACCTTAAAACACTAGAGTTTATAAAAACGGTAAAAGTTATAATTGTTGACGAAGGACACCACTCAGGTGCAGACGTTAGCTATAACACGCTTTTATCTTTTCCTAATGCACAGTATAAGTTTGCCATGACAGGTTCCTACGATGTTAATAAACAATTACAAACCCAACGTATGACAGGACTTTTCGGAAACGTAATTGCAGAAGAAACAAACGATAACATGATTAAACGTGGTATATCAGCGGACCCAACTATAAATGTAGTTAAGATAAAGGGCGACATTGGCCTTGATGAAACAAAGGGAGAGGACAAGGATTACTTAACAGTAGTTAAAAAAGGTATTGTGGAAAACGACGACCGGAACAATGTTATTACCCAGCTCATTAAAAAGATGTATGAGATGGATAAGCCCTCCTTGGTTATCGTAGGAAGACTAGAGCACGGTGAAAACCTTTCTAAAATATTGGATGAGCTAGGAGTAGACAACGTGTTCTTAAACGGTTCTTCTAGTGACGAGGAAAGACTAGAAACGCTTGAACGATATAAGAGGGGCGACCTTAAGGTTATAATTGGTACCACTATATTTGATGAAGGTCTATCTGTCAACGAGTTTAAAGCTTTGTTTATGGTAAGCTCCACACGTTCTCCTAGGCTAGTAATTCAGCGTATTGGCCGTGTCCTACGTAAAAAAGAAGGAGCAAATACAGCCTTAGTTTTCGACTTTGCAGACGAGACAAATATTTACTTAAAGAGTCAAGCTGACGCAAGAATGGCAATATATAAAAAAGAAAAGTTTAAGATTAAGTACCTGAATTAGAAGGCAAGCATGTGGGCTTGCCTTTTTTATTGTTTATGTGGTATAATAGATATTAGAATAAGGCATAGCTGAGGTGTATAAATGAACAGTGTAACTTTAAAAGAAAATATTAGCCCACGTGACACATTTTTAGTAAATAGTATCCTAGGACTAGGAGTTACAGTTCAAAACCATGTAGCCTATGTTAAAACCACTAGGAAAGAATTAGCCAGAGAGGCTAAAGTATCCACAAAAACAATAACCAGGAAAATACAGAAGTTTGGTGATGTTGGGCTCATTAGTTTTGAGCATAAATTGGGAGCTAAGGGAGGAATTATAATAAAACTAAACCCTGACAAGTTTTCTTTTGGAGACTTAAAATCACCTCTAACTAACCCTACTAAGAGTGAAACAAGGTTAATTGATAGACTTTTTCCAGTTTATAAGCGCACAAAAGCAATAAGAAGAACAAAATCTGAAATGGCGGAGTACAACCAATTAAGGTCTAAGTTTAGTAAAAGAGTAAAAGACGCTAATAATGAAATCATTAACAACTATCTAGATAAAAAAGACTTAGATTGGAGTTTCTTTGATGGTATAGGTGATGAAGGCCACAGTTACCAAGTATGGTTATTATCAAGAGCGTATGATGCTATGGTTTCTACATATGAAAAACAATATGTTGATGACTACAATGACCCTGATAATCACCAGTTGTATGGCTATGCTAAGCGTAAGCATGGAAGTAATTACCGTTCTTTAGATGGTGCATTTATTGGTAGCTATAATTATAAATCATTTGAAAGGTTAATAGAATTTTCCGACTCAATAGGATTTAACCCAGTAATCGTTATGGGTAAAGTTTTTGAACGATATGTTTATACACATAAAATGTATAATAGAAAAGCTAAGATACCTGTTCCTAATCAATTGATTGATAAGAACGGTACTAGAATTGTTAAAGAAGCAATAGAGAACCAAAAGAAGGTTAATAAGTTTAATGGCACGTTATCAACAGACTTTAAAAATAGCCCTGAACTTATGGCCATATATAAGGTTTACACGAATTATGCTTATCATAAAGAAACTAAACCAGTAAGTACCTTGTCAATGATTAAGAACGACTTTGGAACAGGTAGTTTGTATCACTACTACACTCAGGCAATGTATAATATAAACACTATTTTAACTGATGATGAGGTTAGAGCTGTTGACTTTTACCTAAGGCAACAAATAGGTATGATGGTTGACCATCAGGCCACTGTAGCAATTTCCTCAGAAGTACCTAGTTTATCCATCCGTATTGCCTCAGAACAACTACCTGATAGCTCAAAAGATGAATTAACAGAGTTAATAACTACTTCTATGGGAGCCTTATCTGGGGGTAAGTTACAACTTCCGTGGTTTGAAAACGCTATTGAAACAGTCCTTTCAGGGCACAATATTGCTCAAGAAACGTATAGAGTTGAGTTTGAACGCTATGGCATGTTTTACTCAATACAAAAGATAGCATCTGCCCTAAACAAGGTAAAGAACTATGTACCTGTATCCCCAGTTGGTTCTCTTATACGAAAAGATGTTTTGACAGGCTTCTGATTTTGTGCTATAATAAGGAATAATAACCTGAAGGAGTCAAGGATGCCGGAAGCAAATAATGTTCAAAAACGAATTTTAAATAAAGCAACAAAAGACCCTTCATTTGCAGCCTTTATTGAAAAGCTAGAGGTAAATGTATTTGAAGGGGACCGATATTATGAAACAACTTTTAATTCATTAGTAAATTACTATAGGGAACACAAGACACCTGCAACTAAGGATGTGCTAGAAACCTACCTTGATACAAAACTCGATAGACAAAACATAGGGGATGGAGATAGAGTAAAGTATAAGGATGCTATTAATGATATCTACACCGTAGAGTCTTCTGGAGACGGCGAGGTATTTGATGAAATTATCAATGACTACATTTACTCAAAACGGTTTATGTATGCTCAAAAAACATTAGCTTTAGAGGGGGCAACCCCGGAAGCTATGGATAAATTTGATAAGACATATTCTAAAATTAAAAAAGAGTACAGCCTTGGTTCAAATGATGCAACAATTGACTTTACTTCATCTGATAATAGTAGCAAAATTGCTGATTTGATTAGAGACGTTAACACGGGTCTTGTTACAATACCTGTTAAGCCTTACCAAGAAGCTACCGGAGGACTTGGAAAAGGAGAAATGGGAATTATTGCTGCTGATACAGGAGCAGGTAAATCTCTTGCAATGGTATCAATGGCAGTGGAATATGTACTGAGTGGTAAAAACATAATGTACGTTGATTTAGAAGAACGTCCGGCACGTAAGTTTATGAGATTTTATAAAGCAATCATGGGAAGAGTAGCTATTAAATACTCTACTAGTGAGTCCGTGCTAAAGGGTTTGCTTTCAATACATGAAGCTGAAGACATGTTTAGACAAGGAGGATTTAGTAAATTACTTGCTCAGTACTCAAAAGATACTGGCAATCCTATTGGTAACCTACACTTTTCTCCCTATCAGCCGCATACGTTAACTACATCAGGGCTTAGACAAGCAGTTGAAAATTTAACTATGGTTGACGGTAATGATGTAGACATTATTTTTGTTGACTACCCTGACTTGCTAAGACTACCATCAAACGATGACATATACAGAGCCACGGGTATTATGTTTGAAGAACTCCGGGCTATTGCACAAGAATATAATGTTGTTATGTGGACTGCCTCACAGTTAAATCGTAAGTCTAAAGATAACAAGGACATACGTACAGGTAATGATATTCAAGGAAGTATTCAAAAGAAAAACTCTGCTGAATTCGTTGCAGTCATTAACCTTAAGGATGAAGAGCGTGAAATGGGTTTTGGTCGTATATATGTGGATAAGAACCGAAATGGTAACAACACAGGTGATATTATACGATTTAAAGTAGACAACTTAACGGGTTTAGTTAGGGAAGAGACAGAAACAGAAGTAATGGCTCATGACTCCATATTAGCTAATAAAGAAAGCAATTACACAAAAGAAGACGTTGGTCTAGCTAGTAACGTTGAGACTAACAACAAATTGAAAGGGAGCTCGTTGTTCGGATGAAATATATTGTGATATCAGATGTTCATTTTCATAAATTTAATGACTTTTCTAAGTCAACAGGTAGGGTTAACAACACCAGATTTGAAAATCAACTAGACGCTGTAGAAGATGTACTTAAAATTGCTCAAGAAGAGGGCAGAGTACTTTTGTTTGCAGGTGACCTATTTCACCAAAGAGGACGTGTTGACACCCAAGTGTTTAATGAAGCTTTCTCATTATTCAAAAAGTATGAGGATGTAAAAATAGTAGCTATTGAGGGTAACCATGATAATGTAGATAACTCTATCAATTCAGTAAGTAGCCTAGAACCTTTTAAGGTTTTAAAAAACTTCACTTTAATTGAAACTTATGATAAAATATCTATAGGAGAGGATACTCTAGTAGGAGTATCCTATGGAGAAGAGTACCCTGAGTTAAAAGAGTTTATAAAAAGTAATAAAGCCACTATTCTAATGGCTCACCTGGGAGTTGAAGGCTCCTATGGCGCAGGGATGTCAAAGTTGGATGGGCCATTTTCTACAGGAGACCTACTAGTCCCAGAAAATTACGATGTAGGCTTACTAGGCCATTACCATCGTAGACAAGAGGTTAGCCCCAACGTATTTTATATTGGTAACCCTGTAGCTCAAAACTTTTCTGATAGTGAGCAGCAAAAAGGCTATGTAACTTTTGAAACAGACAAAGGTAAAGTCTTGAATGATACTATGAAGTTTACCAGATTAAAGTATCCTATGTTCATTAAAGTTGATAGCACTAATATTGACAAATATGGCAAGGACATTGAAGTTATTTCAGAGTCTAACTTCGTTAGAGTTGTATTAAACGAAGACTCATTCAAAAATCTATCATTATCTGATGGACTAGACGACCTACCAGAAAACCTAAGAGTTGAAAAACAGGTATCTGTTGTTACAGACTCTAGAATTGACATTACCGACATGAACTCCACATTATCCATTGCCGATAAATGGTCCGAAGAGTACCAGCCTGATAATAAAAAAACTATATTAGAACAACTAAAGAAGGTATTATAGCCTTCTTTTTTGCTATATTGACAAACACTAAGAGTTATGTTAAAATATAGATATACAAAAAGGGGTTAAAATATGAAATTTAAGCAAGTTAGAATTAAAAACTTTAAATCAATTGGCGAAGCTACAATAGACCTGGATAAAAGAGGCCTTGTACTTATTGAGGGTATTAACCAGCTTCCATCAGCAGCTATTGATAAAAACGGTGCAGGTAAGAGTTCTGCATTGTCGTCAATATTTTATGCGTTATATGGAGAGCTACCAAACGGTGACAAAGCCGACGCCGTAGTCAACGCTAAGGTTGGTAAAAACACACTAGTTGAGCTAGACATTGAGACTACAGAAGGTGAGTTTACAGTAGCTAGAGGCCGAAAGAAGAATGTGTTAACGATTGTATCCGGTGATAAAGAGTTTACAAAAGGTACGATTAAAGAAACACAGGCTGTACTAGATGACCTTGTTAAAATACCAAAGGATGTATTCTTATCAACACTTTACTTTGATGGACACAACTCACAGTCGTTCTCAACCTTAACAGATAAGCAGAGGAAAGAGTACCTAGAAACTTTGTTTGATGTTGGTATATACCGCGATGCTCACGAGCAAACCAAAACGGATTTAGCAGATAAAAATGTAGAACTTAATGGGGTTAACGCTTTAATAAAAACTAATGAGGTTCATAAGGAGGCTCTAGTAAACAATTTTAGCCAACTAAAGGAAGAAAAAGAATCTTTCAATAATACCCTACTAGGGCTAACTAATGATGTTAAAGAGAAGGAAACGTCATTATCCGAATTAATTGAAAAAAACAAACCAGAGATTGAAGAGCTAACAAATAAGGGAAAATCATTACGAGACGTGTACAACTCTTATGCTACACCTAACCCTAATTTGTCAAAGGTACAAGATGAGTACGCTGCTATTAATAATGGTAAGAATGCACTGGATGTAGACATATCTAGTATTAAAGCTACTATCAAGAACAAAAAAGAATTAATGGATAATCTTTCTGTTTCTGAACGCTGCCTAGTATGTGGTAATTTAATCGACGAAGAACATAAAAACAAAGAAATTGCTAATATTAAAAATGCTTTGCTTCCCTTAATAAATGACTTTAAGGACAAGTCAGGAAAGTTGGCTAGTTATGCTGATGAGCTTCCTAAGGTAAAGGAACAAGTTGATGCATTATCTCAAGAAGAGAGCTCCCGTAATGAAAACCAGTGGAAGGTTAAGTCAGCAATGGATGACTTAGCAAGAGATATAAAGCAGCTACAATCTAACGAGCAGCAGCTATCAAGAGAAGTTGATAGTGCTAAATCGTATGAAAATAAGTTCCGCTCCAGTAATAGTAACCTAGATGAAAATATTAAAAAGGTCGATGAAGACATTAAAAAAGTCGATAAAGACACTACTGAACTTTATGAAAAACAAAAAGCGCTAGTAGCCAAGGTTTCTTCTCTTGAAAAAGCTCTTATGGCCTTCTCTGACAAGGGAATTAAGTCTCACGTGTTGGACCTTGTTACTCCAGAAATGAATAATACAATCCAGTCATATCTATCAAGGCTTACTGGGGGTAGTATATCTGTTACATTCTCAACACAGGGTACTAAAGCCAATGGTGACCCAGTAGATAAGTTCGATATTAAGGTTATTAATGATGGTCAGGAAACCACGTACAACTCCCTATCTTCAGGAGAGCAACGAAGAGTAGATGTAGCTATTAGCTTAACACTACAAGATATTCTTATGCGCAAGTCAAATACTCAATCGAACATACTAATATACGACGAACTTTTTGAAAGTTTAGATGCAGTAGGTAGTGAGAGTATCATTGAACTTCTTAAGGAGCGTTTGAACGAGGTTTCCTCAATATTTGTTGTTACCCACAACGACATGCTAAAGCCTTTGTTTGATAACATGATTACTGTTATTAAGGAAGATACAGGAATTTCACGGGTTGATAATGGGGAGGTGTCTTCATGAGAATGTCAAAGATAGCTAATAACGCTGTTGTATTTGATGAGGTAGGTGTTAACCACTCTTGGAGCTCCTTAGGTGGCCCAATAAAGATTAACAGCACTAAAGTAGTAGACTTCTACCCTTCTAGGATAAATCTAGAGTATGCAACGGATAAGGATAACAAAGTAACCCTTTATAAAAATAGGGTATGGTCCTCATACTTAAAGCCTACAAAAATAGAGGCAAAAATACCAGATGAAGTTTATGTAAGTAATGCTGAGTTATCATCAGGGGTTATCCCAGAGATTAAAAAGTTTAACTCATATATTTTAGACGAAGTCAGCAAGTTTTGTGAAATTCGTCATCCAGATGATTTGACAAATGAAAACTATAAGGACTCTCTAGAATACTTGATGGAGCTTATTAATGACAGGCATACTTACATTAAGTTTTTGCAAGGAAATCCCTTAAAAAATAATACGGAAGTTATCAACCGTGTAGAAACTGAGCTTGAGATGCTTGGCTCTGTGTATATACTATACACTGCAAAACGTAGAATATTAAGGAAAATTAACTATGTTTCTTGATTTAGTAAGAGAGACAACTGGAAATGAAGTAGAAAGCGGCAGTGAAGTAAGATTTAATTGCCCTTTTTGTGGTGATGAACGACAAAAATTGTATATTCAAGCAGATGAGCCCTTCCTATGGCACTGCAAATACTGTGACCGTCATGGTAATCCTGTGCAATTTGTAAAAGAGTTCTACGGTATACCCTTTGTTGAAGCAAAAGAGCTACTGGAAAGCTATGATTACTATATAGATGATGAGGTACGTTCTAAACTAAATAGTTACTCTGATACCGAGTTGACCGAGGCCGAGCAGCTGCTCATGCTCTTATCTAAGGCTAACAGTACAGAAGCAAAGGAAGAGGTTATTGACGAGCTAAACCCTGTTGATATGCCAAAAGGGTTTAAACTTCTTAAGGATAATGTTGATAACCCAGAGTCTTACCCTTATTTCAACTACCTCCAGAAACGCAATATAAGCCCGTATTTGGCTCTTTACTATAACATAGGGTATATAGACGATGGCAGCTATTATAACCCTAATAAGGACACTGAGTCGTTCATACGGCATAGTATTGTGTTTACAACCAAGGACAAGACTGGTAACGTTATTTACTGGAGTACTAGAGCTATTGAAAAGGACGCATATGTTAAGTCGTTAAATGCTCCTGTATTAGATGGTTATTATTCAAAACGTAATACTATATTCAACCTATATAGTGCAGAAAAGACAGGTTCGATTGTTGTATCCGAGGGTATATTAAATGCAATAACAACAGGCCCCTCTGGTGTTGCCACTTTTGGTAAACAAGTTACAGACGACCAAGTCTTACTTCTTAAACAGGCGTACCATAGGAACCCTTCTCTTAAATTCTATATATTTCTAGATACTGACGCAAACGAGCAAACCCTAACGTTAGCCAAGCGTATATATGAATTCACAGATAATATTTACCTAGTCCCTAACCCTTATAAAGGTAAGGACGCTAATGACCTCGGGTTTGAGATAACTAAAAAACTACTAGACAACGCAGTTCAATATTCACCAAACTCCCTATCGGAGCTTTTACTATTGACTAATTGAATTTTTATAATATGTGGTATAATGTATATATAAACTAGAAAGGACAATATTGTGAATAATGATTTAGATAAAGACTTAGATACCATTATGAAATTAGTAGTGGCGGCCAATACCCAAGATGAGTTGGAAAAAGCAACAACAGTGTTATCTAATAAAACAGGGCTGTCAATTGACGCGTCCTACTTATTTATTAAAACACTACGTGTTGTGCTAGAGAATGATTATGTCCTAATAGATACCACTATTGATTTAATAGAGTCAATAGTTAGTAAATTACACATAAATGGACTACTTACTGATAGTGATGTAGAAGATATAAAAAAAGGAAGAAATAATGACAAAAAAGACTAAGCACGCAAACCAAGCAGAAGAAGTAGAAGCAAAAGAAGTAGTAGACACTCCTACAGAACTGCAAGAAGCAACAGACACGACTGAAAATAAGCTTACTCAAGAAGAGTTACTAGCAATTGAAAAGATTGTTTCTCCATTACCTGAAAAGGATAAAGATGGTAAGCTGATTAAGAACAAAGACAATAAAATCAAGGTTCAAATTCCCTCAAAAGAAGATGTTCAAAAGTTTAATGATGTATTGTCACATAAGCAAGTTGATGTAGGTATTGTAATTCAACTAGCAGGAATGTTTGTTAACAACTTGCAATCATTCACTATTGGTAACTTACAAGGATTAATGGATACAATTGAAATTCAAAAGCGTATCGTTAGTCGTGTAGCTACGGAGTCCGGTTTAGATATTGACAAAATTGTAAAACAAGAAACTCAGGCATTTACAGCAGAACTTGCAGAACAAATGGCACAAAAAAAGTAAATAGAGCCAAAAAGAGTAAGCTGACCTAAAAGTTGGCTTACTCTTTTTTTAAACTGTTATATTATTATACGTAAGGAGATAATTTATGTCAGGTCAGATGAGTAAACGTAAAGGGGCGTCATACGAACTTAAAATTTCTAAGCTATTTAGTTCGTGGTCTGGAAAGAGCTTCTATAGGACACCTGCTTCAGGAGCATGGGCCAGCCAACGACTGGGACAAGATGAACAAACTGGGGACATTGTTGCCCCTTCTTCTATAAAGTTCCCTTTTTCTGTAGAGCTAAAAAACCATGAAGGAATTTCATTAGAAAACTTTATGCGTAGCAATGGAGAAATACCTCAATTCTTTACACAAAACGTAGGAGATGCGGTAAGAGCAAAAAAGGTTCCTATGCTCATTGTTCACAAAAATAGGTATCCTAATTACTTAGCTGTTCCAAATAATAAAGTAATGTTATCAGATGCTATTGATAACCATTTAAACTATATGACAACAACAATTAAGTATAAAGACGCGCTTACGGATGAAGACTTATACATAGACGTTATTGTTATGACGCTAGAGGATTTTTTTGGTTTATATACACTAGACTACCTACTAGACAGTCATAAAGAAATGTTTAAAAACTGGTATAAAATAATGAATGATGGCATTGGTGAAAGGAGAATGGGCTCTAAGAAGACTATTAAAAACACGAACGTTCAGGAAATATTGAGTAACCTTGAGCAGTAGTATTTACTATACAATATGGTATAATAGTAGTATAGTAAATTAACTTTAAGGAATGTTAAATGGCAAAAATAAAACGCTTAAACGTATATAATTCTCAGAAAATGTTTAACTTGAAACTACGAGAACCTATAGTACGAGAGAAAGTAACTTTAGAAAATTATACTAGCGTTGACAAGTATATAACAGAGTTTATTAATAATCAGGACGAGTTTATACCTGAACGTGATGATAAAGAGTATAGAGTATATTACAACCAAGACATCCCCTATGACTTTTTATTGAAATTAGTAGATTATGGTGGAATGATTGAACTTGTAACAGAAGAGTCCCTACCTATATCTTTAATTGATAGGATGGTTAGTTTTCCGAGGAACTGCTTCATAACATATACATTCAAAGATGAGTATACAGAAAAAGAGATAAGTAACATACAGCAAGCTTCCGCAGGTCTTAAGACTTCTATTTATATAGAAACTGATGATAGTGTAGATAGCTATACTATTTTAACTAGCTTAGCCGATATCCCCTTTATTATTGACCAAGTTGTTATTCGTTATAGGGGACATGACTACGATATCGAGTATGAGATGTTTAATGATATCAGGGACGCGTTATCAGGTTGGAAAATGTCAATAGTGGTTGAAACATGGGACAAGAAACAAAGAAAGTACATGACAAAACGAAAGGAAGTAGATGAGAAGATACGTAAATCATCTACAGTTTGGAAAAAGAAATGAAATTAACGGTTGTTGAACTTGCAAGAGAAATAAGAGACAAGTCTAATGGTGAGTTAAAAACACAAGATATACACTACACTATTAAATTGCTAGAAGAGATTATAATCGACGAGCTACGTAAGGGTAATGATATAAAATTACGCTCCCTTGTTAGCTTTAAGCCTGTAACTAAGTCTGCTACAAAGGCGTACGACGGTCTTAATAAGAAGTACTATAATACACCTGAACATTTAAGCGTGTCTATCAAGCGTCTAGGTAAAATTGCAAACATTGACAAAGAAAAGTAACCTTGTTGGTTGCTTTTTTATTTTTTATGTGGTATACTGAAAATACAGAAATAAAAGAGGTAACCAATGGAAAACAAAAAAGTTCTTGTTATTTTGGACTATATTAGAGACTCTTATATAGGCCACCATAGAAATGGAGAAATATTTAACAGGTTTGACCAGTCTAATGATGGCAAGTATTTAAAGGGGATGACAAAGTTAACAGCTAAAGATTTGGGAATTGATACTCCTATTGATGTCAAAACAATTTTTGCCTACCCCTTAATACCTAACCTTATTAAGGAAAATAAGAGAAACCCAGAGTTAAACATATACCAGCCACCCACATACCAAGTAGTTAAAGAAAGCTTACCGGAAATACAAAAGACAATTAGTGAGTATAATCCTGACGCTATTTTGCTTGCGGGTACTCTTTCAGCAAAGTTGCTTACAGGCGTAGGCAGTATAGCACAGCTTCGTTCTAGGGAAACGCCAGTATCAGTTGACGGAAAGTCATATACTGCACTAGGAACTTATTCCCCAGGGTATGTCATGTCCAATCCTGATGCTAAAAGACTTGCTAAGCTTGACTTTGAGGTTCTGGTCAACTTCCTATTCAAGGGGCTTGAGATATTTAAAAAGGCTCCAGTACACTATACAACCTTAACCAATAAAGATGTAGATAAAATTATTGCTGTGCTTGATATGGCTATTAATTATAATAATACACCAGAAAATCCTATTGGTTGGGACTATGAAACCAATACATTATCAGGTACAGAACCAACATCTAAAATATTAACTGTATCGTTGTCCTTCACAGAAGGAACAGGTATTACCTTCCCAATTGACCACCCAGATAATCCCTTGTCTACTGAGGATAAGGCTAGGGTAGTAGCTAAGTTAATAGAGCTATACCAGTCAGGGACGTATCTTGTCGGCCATAACATTACTTTTGATGAGTTTCAAACAAAAAGTATATTTGGTCCTGTTCAGTTTAAGTCTACGTTAGATACTCTTGTTGCTTACTACATTTTAGTTTCTCAAGACGAAACTGTATCTAAGACACTAAAAGCTTTGGCTATTCAGTATACAGATATGGGGGAGTATGACTCCGCTTTAGATGAGTTTAAAAACTGGTTTATACTTGGATTTACTAGAGCTCGTGGAGCCAAGCTTAAAAAAGTATATGAAAAAACATTCGTTGAAAAAGTTCATTTATTCTTAAATAAGGGTGGAGCTGAAATTGTAGATAGTGACTATTTGCCTTTTTTGAACGATGATGAAAAGGTATCCACATATAATTTAGCTGTTCATTTACTAGACGTGTTCAAAGAGCCTAAACTGATAAGAAATGAAAACTCTACTAGTGAGAAGTTTGATTACTCTTGGATACCCTACCGAATTTTAACAACCTATGCTAGCGGAGATACAGATGCTACAGTTAGAATTCATAAACGTTTTATTGATGAAATAAAAAAGAACCCAGAGTTTTACAACCTGTATGTTAATCATTATCCTAAGCTAATAAATACGTTGACTAATATTGAAGCCACAGGGGTAACATTAGACATTGATTATTTAAGTGAAGTTGGACGAGTATTCAAAGAAGAACTTGAGTCTATATATAATCAAATGCTTGAAACGCCCGAGGTTAGAAGAACACAAGACTACAAAGCTAGTCTCTATGAAGCAGGGGTAGAAGAAAAAAGCAAGCCTGTAAAAGAAAGGGACTCCTCTATTTATAAGTATTATACTACTTATAAAGATGGCCTAGAATTTTCTCCTGGTAAAGCATTAGACTCACACTATACTTTATTTTTTGATAAAGAGCACCAGCTACCTATTGAAAAAGGTTTTGTAACGGATGGTTTTTTGAAAAAAATTCGTAACAAGCAAGTGCTGGAGTCAGACGTCACTTATGAAGATTTTTCTACTAGCTCAGACGCTATAGAACAAGTTATTAAAAATAACCCAGATTTTGAATTTGCTAAGTTATACCAACGCTATGCAAGGTTAGATAAACTTCAATCAACCTATACTTATGCTCTGATTGCTCGAACAGATAGTCAAGGTAAGCTACATGGTAAGTATGTTAGTACTAAAACAGGTACGACCCGGCTTGCTTCAAAAGACCCCAACATGCAGAATATTAGTAAATCAACAAATGACCCTACAGCGTTTGACTATAACTATCCAATTAAGCGTGCGTTCTTACCAAACCTTTCCAAGGGTCAAGATACTATTATAAACCTTGATTTTTCATCACAAGAAGCACATTTAGCGGCTGTTGTTGCTAAAGATGAATCTATGATAGACTCATTCCTTAATGGACGTGATGTCCACAAGGATACTGCCTCGTTAGTGTTCGATGTTCCTGTTGAAGAGGTTACTAAAGACCAGCGTCAGGCTGCTAAAAAAGTTGTGTTCGGACTAATGTACGGCAAGACCCCTATTGGTTACGCCGCAGATGAAAACGTTACAAAAGAGGAAGCAGAGGCATTATTTAATAAATACTTCTCTAGTAAACCTCGTGTTAAGTACGCTATGGAAGCCGCGCAGGATGAGGCTCGTAAGAACGGGTCTATTAGAATACCTGCCTCAGGGTTCGTTAGACAACTTGGCAACATTTTCTCTAACCAGTACGCAAAGCAGCAAAAGGCTCTACGTGAGTCGTTTAATACGGTAATTCAAGGTTCATCTGCTATGATGACCCAAATGGCCTTAATAGGTATCGACCAATACCTTATGACTACAGATATTAACGCAGATATTATTATGACGGTACATGATAGTATAACGCTCTCAGCTGCACATAAGGATGTTGATAAAGCTGTTCAAATAGCAAAGTACATTATGGAACATCTGCCGTTAGCCATGCTCAGGATTGACCACAATGGAGAACAAGTATTGTTCCCTATGGAAGCGTCAGCTGATGTAGGAGCAAACTATGGGTATGAGTTTGGTTATGATAAAGAAGATTTCTACTCCTTTAAGTCTACAAAAGGTTTTACTGACTATTATCGTGAAGCTAAAATTATAGAGGATAAAGAAGAGGCTAAGATTATAACTAAGGAAGAGTATGAGGCAGCTCTGAAAGAACTGGAAAAATCAAAACCAGAGTATCAACTTATAGAAGGTTGACATTAAATTTATCCTGTGTTATAATAGTAATAGTCAAGGAAAGGAGAAGGCTTTGGAATATGTTTTAAATAGAGATACAACTGCGACGCTTGATTTTGTCAATGAAAACGGGGAACCGTTTACTATTGACCTTAGACAAGAGCTATCCATATCAGACGCAACATTATTTGTTGATATGGAAGCCCAGTCTGCTAAGTACGCCTGGTGGGCTTCTGTATTAGAACGAGCCAAACAGCGACAAAAAGCAGCTGAAGACTCCCTAGACTTTGTAAGAGCATCAGCGTCTAACAGAGTGAGGACTTCTGGTTCTAAATTATCAATTGCGGTTGTTAATGACGCTGTTATATCTACCAAAGAGTATCAAGACGCACTTTCCTCCTTGAGATATTGGGAAGGCGAAGTAGGTATGCTAACATATGTTGTTAAAGCGTTTGAACAACGTGAACGTATGCTAATGCAAAAGTCTGCACTGTATAGGAGGGGTATGGAAAATGACGCTAGAAACTAATCCTAACAGATTGATTAAAATAGGTGGTATAACCTATAAAATAATTTACATAGATACGCCCTGTAGTGAAGATATGGGCCGTACCGATGTAGTTTCTAGCACTATATGTATTTATACCAGAAACGTTTCTAAACAGAAACAAGAACAAACGTTAGTACATGAAATACTACATGCTATGCTACACGAGGCTGGGTTAGACGATGAAGTTAATAACGAGTCTCTAGTAGCTCCGTTAGCAAATATGATGTATCAAGTACTAAAATCAAACGAGTATATGATTAAGGAGATATGGTAATAATATGAGTAATTTTAATTTTTTGGAAGCAATGCAACAAGAACAGGAAACAATGTCTTCTGGTGAACGAGATGAAATTCCAACACCAAAGAACACCCCTATTTATATTGACAAGCGCAATACTCCTGAATTGACACTGCGCATTTTGCCTTCATTGGCTATGGCTAAGCAAGAAGCAGGGGCTCAACTAGGTGTTAAACAACGTACTATCTTCTTCAATTTGAAGATGACATCTAAAATTCAAACGACTAACCTAGTTTTGCCTCAGACTGTGGATAACACTAATGAAACTGAACAAAAGGTTAACAAGTGGACTTCAGAGGGGTTTGCTAACCGTATGATGACTGACCACGGCCCAGCCGCACCAAGCAACACTTACTGGTTAAACGCTCTAGTATTAGAACGAGATAATACAGGAGAATACGTCCCTAAGAAAAATGACCAAGGTGTACCTCAAGTGTTTGCTTTCCGTATTGGATGGTCTGGTTATAGTAAGATTTTAAAGCAGGCTTCAAATGTTGACTTTGCCATTAAAAATGACCAAGGCGTACTAGACTCATTTATTTCATTTGGTAAGTCTTACCCTGTTCAAATTGGTAAGTCTTCCCCAACGGAATTCTCAGTACAGGTATTAGCTAACAAGACTTTACCTATTATTGAAGACTTGCCTGGTGTGGCTAAGCAATTAGATGACTTTGAAAACATCATCAAGCCTACAAATGTTACTCAACCAAACTGGTTCCAATCTGTGGTATACTTTATGGAGGAGATGGGTAACCCAAATGGTGAGGCGGCTCAGCAACAAACTACCGCTAGTGGTTTAGACTACACCAAGCCAGCCTTTAGCACAGCTCAGCCTGTTGCTGGAGAAAGTTTCCCAGACCCCTTTGCTGGTGTAAATATTGATGAAAGTGCTATTCCTAATAAGGCAACGGCACAAACTCCACCTGCTGCGCAAACAACACCTCCTGCACAGGCTACACAAAGCACGCCTGTTGCACAAACTCCACCCGTTGCAAAAGCTGAACCTGCTACACAAACTGAAATCCAAACACCTTCAGAAGCAGCATCAATTGATGATATGTTAGCTAATATTTTGGGTAACTAACTACCTGTATAATTGCATAGAATATAACAAGGCATTTGCCTTGTTTTGTTATTTAGAAAGGATATTTAATGGCTACTAGAGCAAGTAAAAAAAGTAGTTTAGAGGGTGGGGCTTTTGACCTATCCGACTTAGGACTAGGTGATGGATTTGTTACCGCTAAGGATTACGACGCCGCGTCTGTTGATGACTTTATTCCCACTGGAATTCCTGCGTTAGACGCAGCTTTGGCAGGTGGAATTCCAATGTCTAGAATTACTGAAATTTTCTCTAAAGAAAACGTTGGTAAATCTACCTTTGTTATCCAACTAAACCGGATGGCTAATGAAATGGGTATTTATGTTGTTTGGTTTGATGTGGAAGGAACGAACAATAGGGAGCACTTAGAAGAGATGGGCGTAGATATGTCAAAGACTATCATGTACCAACCAAAAAGTGATGACCTAGAAGAAATGGCTATTGAATCAATGGCGGAACAGATGGAAAAGGTTATGCTAAAGTTTCATGAAGCGGGCCACTCTGTTGTTATTGTGGTAGACTCCGTCGGTCAGTCAATGGGAAAGTCAACCGTTAAAGGTGACTATGACTTGAAGCAGCCTGGAATTCAAGCAAAGGCCTGGTCACAAGCTCTTTACAAGCTACAGCCCTTGGCTACAAAGACTAACTCAGCGTTGCTACTTATCAACCAAGTTCGTGATAAAATCGGGGGAATGCCTGGACCGTTTGCAGATACTGTTGAAACTCCAGGAGGCCATGTTCTTCGACATGCCACAACGTTCCGTATTCGATTAGATAAGCTAGCTAGCAAAACGTTGGCTGGAGAAGACTTTGGTCATATGACTCAGTTTAGGCTTGTTAAGTCGAAGTTATCACAGCCAAGAGTAAAAGTAAAGGGAATTTGGTTATTTGGTTTATATGGTTTCCATGAGTCAATTAACTTGCTTTTAGATGGTGTAGAGGCTAAAATTATTAAGCCAGGTAGTGGGGGTAATAAAGGTAAGTATTATAAAGTACCTGACCCAGAAACTGGGGAGCAGATTGAAATTTATGAAAAAGATTTGCCTGGGTTGATTGAAAGCGGGGAAATCAAAAAGTATACTCCTGTGTTTGCCTGGTTAGAAAAAGAATTATCTGACCTATATTTCCCAGAAGGACACCCTGCTTTAAAAAATAAGAACTATCCACTGGCTGCTAGTGAATTATTCTCAAAAGTAAAAGTGCTTGATAAAAGTAAAAAAATGGAAGAAGTTCCGGAAGAAACCGAAAAAGATGAATAATAAAAAGACTAGTTGACGCTAGTCTTTTTTTGTGGTATAATATAATTATTGAAGAAAGGAAGGTATTAGTAATGAACGCAATGGGACGAACGGAGTTATTTCAACCAATGTACTTTTATAAAGGAGAACCTTTACTAAATAAGCATTTGGTAAAGCATATGTTTGATAAGCTTAAAAAGGCCAATGAAAAATTAATGGTTGAGTTTCATAATGACCCTTTATCTATTAAAGTAACAGTTGATAAAACTTATGATAATTTTGTTTTATTAAAAAAGCATTTGGTAATTGAGGGGGAGAGTGTTTACTTGCCCTTTACAATTTCGTACAGTGATGTTATTTCACAAGAAGTCCACATAAAGGGCAAAGGAGGTAAGTTAAGAGTATGGGAAACCGCGGTTCCGGCTCCAGAGAGTCAAGGGTGGTTCAATGGGAAAAGCCACTAAGTTTTGATAGCAGTAGAATGAAAGATATAGGGTCTAGGTACACTCCCTCTGGCTCAAACTCAGAGTATAATAGGGACCCTGACAGGCTTTACTCATTATATAAGCCTCTAAGGCTAAGTATATATAAACAGGTTTCTAGTAAGTTATATAGCCAAACAGATAAGGAAGACCTCCTTAGCTATATTAATGAACACTTTGTTAGACTTGTTAAAGAGTATGATGTATCAGGTGGAGTTGACTTCCCAGGTTACATTAAGACGTTATTGACCTTCAGGGCCATGAGGTCCTTTATGGGTACACTAACAAAAGTTTACTCAAAAGAGGACTCGATTGGTATTCAGGAGGAACTAGACGATAAGTTGCATGAAGCATCAGGTGAATACGTAGATGAAGAAGATGTGATAGCTTATTATGATGACTTTATACGGTTTGTTTGGAAACAAAAAAGTCTATCACAAGAAGAGCTGACTGTTCTACAGGGAGTTCTTATAGATGAGCGTAACATTGATATCATACGAGATTTAAAACGAGAGCACGAAATGTCACAAAACGACGCAGTTATACTTGTTGATACTTTCAGAGATGAGCTACTTGGTTATCTGTCTGAATTTACAGGTGATAATTAGTCTTGCTATATTATTAGATGTACAAACATAAGTTTAACAAAGAAAGGTTTTAAAAAACATGGCTACTATCTCATTAGAAGAATTACTTAAGAAAGACACAATTGACTTATCAACTGTGCATGAAATCAACGTTGGTGTAGATTACTTAACTGTAATCTACAACCCTTGGAAAGATGTTAACTCATTTGTTGTGGACGCAGCAAACAAGGGCATTAAGTTTGTCTTTGCAGGCTCTGACGGAAAAGCTACTACTAAAGACGACTTAGGTCATGAACACTATGTAGCAGTTAAAAATGCTGATAGCTCAGTATCAATTTTGTTTGGTTTATCATCAGACTATATTGAAGCCCTATCTAATCCACACACGTTTAAAGTGGATGAAAGTATTGATGAAGGTAAAGCTTTGTTTGCTGGTTTCAAAGCCTTCTTAGACACAAACTATGATGGTTTATTCTCAGGAAGTGCTATTACAGTTGAAATTGATGACGATGTAGCGCCTTCTACAACTACAACCACTACAGCAGCTCCAACAACTACGAGTACTACAACAGTGCGCCCGTAACGACGACGACCACAGTAGCACCTACAACAACTACTAGTACAACTGTAGCGCCTACAACTACTACTACTAGTACAACTGTGGCTCCGTCGACAACAACTACTAC